GTCATTACCGGTTTTCAAATCCTTGTAAACAGTCGGATTCTTGCTATCGCCAAACGTCACGTCAATAAAAACCGACGTACCTAAAGTTGACTTATAAAGTTCTTTAGATTTCAAACTCAGTTGATCAACCTGTCCGGCGTATGGATTCGGCTTCGATGCGTTGTTGCGTGCTTCGGCGGCAAGCGTTGCGGCAATTACGCCCGTAGATCGCGCGGCAATAATCGCAAGCTGAGCGGCCGAAACGCGGGGGATAAAGAATTGTTTTGGTGTCATGAGACAAATAAGTTTGATGTAAATGTACAAAAAAATATTATGCGGTCGGCGCGTGCCATTTTAATAATCCGAACGCGTTGCGACTAATAATCCGAACGCGCTACATTTATGATCTGGCGCGTCGTGCTAATGACCCGAACGGGGACTAATTATCCGCCACCATTAACGTATCATGCGTTGCGCCTACCAATATCGCGCTAACCTGTTCTTTCAGCGATTGTAAGCCTTCTTTAATGTTGGTTGTGCTAATCGTAAATCCCTGAATTAACGGTGCATTATACGCAACATGAATATTGATTGTTTTTTGCCCTTCGGCTTTGGTTTTGGGTGAGGCTATTGGTTTTTCAGTTGTTGTGGTCGTAGCGCCTACTTTGCCAGGTAATCGAATTGCACCCGGCTTAGTAACGTCAATGGCTTGCCCTTTGTTCCACGCTTCGCCAATTTCAAAAGCCGCCGTTTTTGCAGAACTAACAACTTCAGATAACCCCTTTGCAATCAACTCCGGATTAAATGTTAGTGCTCCCGCTATTACCTTACCTAACGCAAAAAAAGTATTTCCGACTCCGTTTGCAAATGCCTTAATAATCCCCCATACCCCGGTTATCATTGCGCTGAGGCTTCCAAAATGTTTATATAGAGCGATCACGCCAGCTACTAATGCAGCAATAGCGGCAATAACTAAACTAATTGGATTTGCGTACATTGCAGCATTTAACGCCCATTGCGCAACTGTTAAATTACCAGTTGCAAGAAAGGCCGCAACTTGATAAGCTGTTTTCAGTGCGATCCATCCCGCGTACGCCTTTTCAATAATGATTAAGCTTAACATTATCCCCTTATACGTCACAAATGCAGTAATCAGGAATTCAATAGCGGTTTTGTGTTCTTTGATAAATCCAATAGTTTCTTTAATCCCTTCGCCAAGAGATTTTATCCCGGCCAATGTAGAATTCAAAACCTGATCAATTAATGGTTTGGTTTCAATAAAAATATCGTTGAACATCTGAAACAGAGCATCACCGACGTTAGATAGTCGAACGCTAGTATTGTTTGGCGATAGCAAGAATCCGACTGTTTACAAGGATTTGAAAACCGGTAATGACGTTACGCTTCCAGTCATGACTTTTCAGGCGATTCTTTGCAGTATCGTTTTTCCCCGTAATATCGTGAAAACCGAAATCCAGGGGCGCAACGGAACAGTTAAGGAGTACATCGGTGAAGGTGATGCGCAGCTATCATTTCGCGGAATTATTACCGGATTGAACGGCCAATATCCGGCGGGTGAGGTCGCACAATTACGTACGCTTTCACTTGCGCCCGTGCCGGTGCCGGTAATCAGCGAATTTTTGAATAACCTCGATATTTATACCGTCGTTTTTGAAGATCGCTCGTTTGAGCAGGAAGAGGGCGGTTGTTCGTATCAGACATTTAGTTTGAATGCGATAAGTGATACGCCGCAGGAGTTGAAGTTGTCAGGGGTGTAAAAAAGCCCCGAAGGGCTTATCTGAACGGATATGTGTTATCCTTTCGCATTTGAATTCTTTCTGCTCGATCAAGAATACGACCAAATTTTAGAATTTCATCAACCATCCAATCGTATCCACGAAATCCATCGGATTTACATTTTTTGTCATTTGTTATTTCAATATTTGAGCCCCAACCATCTTCAAAATTGTAATAATGATTTGTCCCTAAAAGTTTTGATGATTGTTCTTTATCTACTTTCCTAAATATTAAATATTTTCCAGATCCTCCGGAATCTTTGCCATTCCAACTATTATTGTTTGGCATTGTTAATTGAAATTTTAATAACATGATTGATTTGTTTTAATTGATTAATTACTCCCCAAAATTACAACATTCGTTTCAATAAAACAAATAAATTCCATTATTTTTTTTATTTATTTTCTTTACCTATATTTACGCAAATCATTAACATCATGTACCGAGTAATAACCAGTATCACAATTACCCAGCAAACGCAGATAAAAGGACAGCCGGCGCGAGATAAAACCATGCTTTTTGATTTTGTGCATGAGTTTACGTGTTCTGATTCGTGGCGCGATTTTACGAATGACGGCGAAATAACCGTTCCGAAAAATTTGTACGTTCGGGATGTAAATAATAAGTTGGTCCCGCTTTTCGGCACGAACGTAAATATCGGGGGATTTACTAAAGACTCGAACGGGAATCTAATAAACCCGCTACTGATGAGGGGCGATAAGGTGGTGATTGATTATGGTTATCGTTATTTTTATAAGGGGCGTGAAATATTTGAGGGGACTTATGATGCGGCCAAAGATGAACATTTGTTCGAAGGTTGGATTTCTGAGGTCACGAGCAAGAAACCTATTCAATTCAAGATCGAGGATAATTTTTGGAAGCTAAAGCAATTGCCGGCTCCAATTAAAACCTATCCGGCAAAAACTACACTCGAAGAGATGTTAACCGATTTACTGAAAAACACTGATTTCACGGTCAATACGCTTACAAAAACCACTTTCGGAGAGTTTAGGGTGGGGAATGAAACGGTTGCCGAAGTACTTGGACGCCTTCGCAAAACCTATCATTTTGAGAGCTATTTCCGAAAAAATGAATTGCGTTGTGGAATTATGGTGTACATTGAGTCGGAAGCCAAACGGCGCACGTTTACTTTTCAGCAAAATATTATAGAGGATCAACTTGACTACAAAAGAAAAGAAGATTTGGTTCTTTCAATTGCCGCCTCGAATTGCATTGAAGAACCGACCGGGAAACATACGAAAGAAGGACAGGAGAAGACAAAGAAAACTCGACTTGAAGTTCTTGTTACCTTACGCAATGGCGGGGACGAACCCGACTATTTTATCAAGAAAAAAGGAGAAGATTATCCACCTAATACCGGAGGGGAACGCATGACCATGCCTTACCCGTTCGCAAAAACCATTGAAGAACTTAAGTCGTCGGCACTTGTGGAATTGCGAAAATATTATTATTCGGGATTTAAAGGAAGATTTACTACCTTTGGCATACCGTTTACAAAGACCGGGGATAATGTTCAGATCGTTGATCTGGTTTTGCCTGAACGCAACGGACTATATAAGGTGAAATCAGTTGAGTACAAGGGTGGAATTGAGGGGCTTAGGCAGATTATTCAGCTCGATTATAAAATACCGACATCATGAGTAATCACGCAATAATTTCATCATGAGTAATCACGTAAATTTCTGTCCTGAAAATGGAGTGTAATTGATATTCGGAACGTCGTTATCGGTTATAAGTCTAAGCAGATAGTCAAGCGATCCGTAAGTGTTCAGGCACACATCAAATATGCTTTGTCCGTATATTGCGCTGTAAGTTGTCATGGTTATATAGTTACGTTTGGATCAACTTGTAAATTACCTGCCGTATCGTAATCAATTATTGGCCTTGAATTATACTGATCGGATGTTAACTGTAATTTCATCGACCGGCTAAGTTCTTGCTGAACGTTACGTCCTTTGAGGTACTTCATAATTGCGACGCCATCCGGATAGTTTTCCTTCCACCATCCAGGTGCCGCGTTGATCGTATCAGCAATATGCTGTTCATTTGATTCAGTAATAACCAAATCATTATCGGTTATCTGAATGTCGTTGTTTGTCAGTAATATGTCGGTTCGTGTCATAATTAAATAATTTCAGGTAATTCAACTGTTTGTCCTGCTAAAGAATGTTGACAGTCATCTAAAAATTGAATCATTCCATCGGTAATAAATGAATGACACTTTTCGATAACTACATCATATTTACCGTCAATATCGTTTTTTCTATAACTTTGAGTTAAGACAGATGCTCTTATT